ACTTCATATGATGGCAAAGTAAATTTCTTAAAAGAAGTTTTCAAATCTCTAGCTCCATAACATATTGCTCTTTGTTGTGCAAGGTTTTCACATATTTGAGCGAGGGAATAATCTCCTGTAGCAGAAGTAAACTTTTCACAAACAGCATTCAGCATGGTTTGCGCAAATTCTCTTGTCAAAGTAATAGAATCTAAAATACCTTCACGTGCAAGTAAATGATTGTTTGGTGAAGATTTTATTTCTGTTACAATTTCATTAATTTCTTTCTGTATTGCTCCTGCCATAATTTCTCTCTATGATAAAGGTCCCGCAAAAGGAACGGGTGGTGTACCGGGAAGCATTCCACTTACTACCCAAACTCCAATCCAATCAGCTATAACACCTCCAAGGTTTTGACCAAATTCCATTCCTGATTTAGGTTGCTCCGTAAACAACTTCATTAACGCAGGTATATGAGTTGGTGGAGTAACCGGCGGCCCAATCTGAAATGTACTCTGATATGTCATTGCCATAGAAGTTAATTGTGCTCCTATTGCCTGACCTATAGTCATACCTACGGGTAATTGTCCTTGAAAAATTTGGCCAATATTTACTCCAAATGGTTCAGGCATAACAGTAATAAAAGCCTGTCCTCCTGCATTCATCGACATCTGCAAATAATTTTTCGTTTCTTTTGTTATGTTTTGTCCTGGCGTTAAAGGTATTGCAGGATGTTCCATAAAAGCCATTCCTAATGCTGTTTTTAAAAGCTGTGGGTTTAGTGCCATTATTCGAAACTCTGTCCTACTTTTAAAGATTTTAATAAATTTAATTTTACTGATGCTGGTGGCATTGGTGGCCCCGTTGGCCCTGAACCACTAGGATGTATATGCTCTGTTACAATATCTATTATCTCATCCATAAACTCTTTCATGGTAATTATTAACCCTTGAACCTTAACTTTACCGGCACTACTTATACTAACTTCTCCTAATAATCCTTGCGTTTTTGCTGCCCCATCAGGAGTTAATTCAAATGAAGATAATAAACTAGCCTCTTTAATACTTCCTGCTAAAGTTTCCCAACTAACATCTCCTAGTAATGCAGATCCAGCAATTCCATCCGGACCCGTAGTTGATTTTATTACAATATCACCGGGAGGTAACATTGATATTTCCGATGCAAGACCATCTGGACCCAAAAGTAATTCTATACCTCCTGAAAGAGCCGCATCAATGGATTCTATTCCCATTCTCCCCAAAAGTGCTGTTGTTTTATACGAATAATCGAATGTCGCGGCCGGTAATAGTCCTTGGGCGGTTTGAAATATGGAATCTGTAGCATTAACAGAATATGAAGCACCTGCTTGATTACTGAAGGAACCAGTAGTATTAAGACTTATAGCTCCCGTGGTCCTCATTGTCCACGTTCCACCCACCTTATCCGTTTGTTCTCCTACCGTAGTATTATGGGAGTGTTTTGCATGGCGATAAAAATGTGTTGAAGTGAAATCAATTTTATTTGTAGCATGTACTTTTGTATTACCACTATTAATAATAACATCATTTCCAGGATTCTCAAGAGAAAAACTTCCTCCCCCCATTGCAATCAAATAAGAACTTCCTATTTTGTCATGTTTATTCCCTTTAACATAAACTTCTTGTTTACCATCAATAGTTTCACAATCTCCTAATTCAATATGTGTATATCGTCCTCCTAAAATAATATTATAATAATCATTAACTATTTTATCTACTTTAATTCCTACTTGATGAATTTCTGTAAAGGTTCCTGTACGGTGATACCAATGTAATCTCTCATGTCCCGGAGTATCATCCATTTCTATAATATGTCCACTTTCTGTTTGATGAACATGATTATAAGGATATAATGCTGCCCAAGGAGGGTAAGGTTCAGACCAAGTACGTCCTGAAGCACATATAATGTTTACTTGTCCTTGTTCTCGATTAATTGCTTTTTCATATACAATACCAGTAATCCAAGGATCGGTATAAATGGAGTTCCCTCGCATTCCCCGAGCTAATCTATTCGTAGTAGGTTCTTTAAGGTAATTTAAATTTCTTGTAGTCGAAATTAACGATTCAGGAATATCCTTATCTAACGGAGCTAAACCTGTATCTGGAAAAGTAGACCTGATAGGATTTTCTACTACTTTAACAGTAAATGCTGGGCTTTGAGCAAAGGGAGCACGAATTAATTGTGTTACAGGAAAATTAGAATATTCACCTTTTACATGTGCCTCATGTTCAGTAGCTTTTGCTCCTTGTTTAAGTAATACACTTTCTGATATTTTTAAATCTTGTGGATGTTCAGTCGGATCTGGAGCTTGATTATGTACAATTGTAGCAGGCTCTCTAGGAACTGCCTGTCCTGCATATCTACTAAACATATTATAATTTAATTGACGCGGGCCAAGTTCATCAGGAAAATCAGGATGTCCTCCTAGTTCTTGATCACCATCTGGTAATCTAGGATCAAAAAAACCTTTCTGTAAGTTTTCACCCTTAGCATCTTTTTCAGGAATACCTCCAAATGTTCCAAAAAACATTGGTTCCTGTGCACTTTCTCCGTCTCTATAAAATCCTAATACCCATGTTCCTTCTACAGGACCCAATGGAGTTGTTCCCACTCCCGTTTGAGCAGCAGAAGTAATTGGTTGAACAGGATATGCCCAAGGTAATGTATCTGTAGGTTGATGTACCTTTTCTTCTGTATTCCAACCTAAAACCCTAACTTTACATCTTCCAAGATAAAGAGGATCATGGCGGTCTTCGACAACTCCTTGCCACCAAACGAATCCCTCTTTTCCCATAAAATAAGACATTTTACGATACTCCAACTATTTGTGTGCCGGTTTCATCACGTGGAGCTCCGGATTCTTCTCGTGCTACATCTGGCATGGGTGTCTTAAAAGAATCTTTTATGCACTCAAATTCTATTTGATATCTTTCTCTAGTAAAATGATGACGCAATTTAGTAACTAAATATTTTCCACTTAAATATTTGTGCTCGTCTGGCCGACCTTTAGCTCTATTTTCTAAATTTGGAGACGGGATCTTAAACTCTATCACATCTCCTATCATTCTATTTGATCGTCCAGGTGCTCTAATAAATATTTTAATATTATTAATTTGTTGATTTTGAACTATTCTTTGTTGCATCCATTGCTCTACTCTACTAGGAACAATATTTAAAGGTCCTAATTCTGTACCTTCTTTAACAGTTTTTATTCCAATACCATCTTTAAAATGTCGTACTTCACTATGTCCAAAATTAGTAGGATAAAAACTCACATGCGCATCACTAGAACCTAATCCTTTTTGGTAAGAAGTACATAGTAATCCCTGATCTAAATGTGCAAAAGAATCTGCAAAGTTTTTCTTATCTGCAGCACTCAAGACCCTGTCTTTTTCTTCTTCTGTACCATCACTAAGAATAATTTTTTCTTTCCTTTGTATGGATCTATCAATATAATTAAAGTCAAGAGTATCATATTTCATTCTAACTATATCATGGGTTAATAATTTATTTGCATACATTCCATTTGTTAAATTTTCTAATACATCAAAATTAGAAGTATATTCAAATTGATCCACAGAAACCATTTCCATAGCAGTTTTTTCCGCAGTAGTTGTGGTATTTGGTTGCTGCAAACGTTTAGGCCATACAGTATAAGTTTCTTTAGCTCTCATATCTCCAAAAGAATACTGTCCTTCCTGTGGACTAGTACCCGGTGGATCATCTGCGGGTTTCAAGTATCCCATTCCTCCTCCAGCAAAAAGAGTTTCTAGGGAAATAAAGAAAAAACCCGTAACAGTTTCATAAAACAAAAAAGTTGCCCCAACTGCATGTTGTCCTGCAGACACCGCTCTAGAAGCTAAAAAATCAAAAGTTTTAAATGGTGATAAATTGGGAATAATCAAATTTGTTAAATTTTTTGTAGGTTCAATAAATATTTTTTTATTACTCCATCTAAAAAATTCACGATACAGAGCCCGAACTACAGTTGATATTTTTTGTGGTTCTCCTGTAAGGGTATCAATAGTAGTTCTCTGTACTTTTATCTTTAAATTATCAATATATTCTCCTGAAACTCCATGTAATGTATATTCCGTCATTCCTCTTTGCGCAGTTTTTTCATCTTTATCAGTCATCTTGCATATGTTAAAACGTAAAGACAACAATCCACTATTTGTAGAATCTTTAAAAGGACCCGGCTTTTCAACTTCACTGCCCGGTGGCCCGGAAGGTTCTCCAATATTTACTTCTTCTAGATTTTGTAAGTTTGCTGTTTTAATTTTTAATGATATAGTTTCTTCTCCGATAATTGGCAGAAATTCTGCAGCTCCCACACCATCTAAAATTCTTATGTCCATAGTAAGAGTATGAGAAAATAGACTTTCATAAATACTCAAAGTTGTAAAGGTTTGTCTTAAATCAATAAATCCTCCTCCTGGCTTATGAGGAGAATAAAGGTTACATTCAATAATTTCATACTCCCCTGGAAATCGCGGCATATTTTGAGGGGTAGGAGATTTAAGATCGGGTTGTTTTGCTCCGGAAGTTTCATGCTGCTGCTGAGGACCGCCACCTGTGCCACCCTTATCTCTACGAGATAAAATTGTTGCTCCAAATTCGGGTGGCACGCCATCGCGATCTGAGCCAGGATATGTATTATTCGCCATAGATTAATCTTTTATAATAATTTATTAATATGTTCTGTGAATATCATAGATGCAAATTTAGTTTTAATTAACTTAATATCTCTTTTAGCTTCATTTATTTTAATTTCATAGTCATAATAATATACAATCCCTCTGTCAGTATCCGGCAAGGAGTCATAAGTGTCAAAATCACACGTTATCTTATATTCTGGTATAGGATCATTTGGGCCCTTTTGTTCAACTCTATGTCTGAGAGTACGCTCATAATGGTGTATTCCTTGTTGGGCAAATGGAACAGAACCGTATTTAGATTCCAAATAAGAAATAAATTCTCTTGTTCCTAATGGCCAATCCCAAATAGGGTTATGCATTTCATTCATAACAAAAATTAACCAAGTAAATTTTACATCACCATAAATTTTAACGGCTGTTACATCCGGTCTTTCATTTTCTGGTATGGAATATGGTTGAAATTGAACTAAACTATCTAAAAGAACATCTTTAATTTTTGTTCTATTCATAATATCAACCGCAATTTTTAATTTTGTGGGTTCTCTTACACCTGAAACATTATAAGAAATTTTTGGGTAATGAGAAAAAAATTCTGACATTTTAATATCCTAACGCTGCGAGCTCTCTGTACAATACGTTTATTTCCGTGAAAGCTAATTTCATTTCTACAGTTACGGGGTTTTGTGTACCTTCAAAAAACAATGTAGTATCTTGTGTAGTATAATCTAATTCACATTGTGTCAATACTGACTTTCCTATTCTGAACAAAGGATTGCTATTATCATCTGGTAATTTAGTTCCATTAATATAATATTCTATCACAAACTCATCTGGATAAGTAAACATACCTAAAGGTGCATTTTCAGATGCTCCATCATCATGGCCCGGTAACATTGAATTTTTGAATGCATTCACTATTTTAGTTATATTCCTTGAATCTGTTGGATTTTTTGGCATCATTTTAAAAGTAAATGTGTGATCACGCATGTCTGTTGGGCCTTTATATGTAGAAATTATAAAAGGGTTCAATACCTTTCCTTGCTTCATCAACATTGCCTTCTGTGCTCCATCACTCGCCGCCCCAACCAAATTCGCCGCTACCTTCTCAAAATTCGTGAAACTTGCTGCAGCCGCAGAAAGTGCGTCCGTAGTAGCCGACCAAAACGTAGGTTCTTTTCCGGATGCCGTGCCTCCAGGCTGGAGAAATCTCAGGCCAGCCTCCCCCATTGCCGTTGATTCATATTCAGATTTATAGGATGTGGTCATTGCATCAGGAGGAATAAACAATGCACATGCAAACATTTCTGTTGCTGTATTAAATTTAGTAGCTTTAAATTCAATCCAATGCTGTAAATCATCATTTCCTAGACCCGGCGGCCATGATAATAATTGTCCTGGTCTTCCCATAAATATTCCTTAGTTATAACTGTTATTTTTATCAATCCATCTATATATTTATATGGCATACAAAGGTAAGTTTAGACCACAAAATTATAAAAAATATAAGGGTGATTATAGTAAAATTATTTATCGTTCTGGGTGGGAGTTAAAATTTATGAAATACCTAGACCGACAACCTGAAGTCTTGCTATGGTCAAGTGAAGAGGTTGTTATTCCTTATAAGTCCCCTATTGATAATAAATGGCATCGATATTATCCCGATTTTTGGGTTAAAACCTCTAAAAATGAGTCTCTAATTGAAATCAAACCAAAAAGACAAACGAAACCTCCCAAAGAAAATCCAAAACATAGAAGAAGATTTTTAAAGGAAGTGAGGGTTTGGGGAATCAATGAGGCAAAATGGAAGGCGGCGGAGGAATTTTGTGAACAGAAAGGTTGGAAATGGCAAATAATGACTGAAGATATTTTAACAATTACTAAATAGTTACAGTATTTAAACAATAATAAAAGATATACATGGCTGTACCTCTATTAGCTCTCTTAGCAAACACTATACGCGCTGGTTTAACTGCATTAAGAACAAAGGTAGCAAAGGCTTGGTTTAAAAAACTTGTTAAACAGGTAATAGTAAAAAAAACTTTAAGTGAATTTAGAAGCCCAGGAAAAATTTTATCAAGGAATAACAAAACTGCATTTTGGCGAAAAGGTAGTATGTATTTCTTTGTATATGATGCAAAACATAAAGATACACTTCCGTATTGGGATGCTTTTCCTTTAGTAATTCCAATTGAAAGATATCGTGATGGATTTTTGGGTATCAATTTTCATTATCTATATCCTAAAGATAGAGCTATATTATTAGACCAACTTCAGATATTTGCAAATAATAACAAGTTAGATGAAACAACCAGATTACGTATGACATATAGAAGTTTAGGAAATTTTACAAAACTCAAAAGAGCAAAACCTTGTATTCATAGGTATCTAGATTCACATATGGGATCAACAATGGTTCCTGTTAATGCTGATGAATGGGGTACAGCTCTATTTTTACCTGTAGAACGATTTAAGGGAAGAAACAAAACAGCTGTCTGGATGGATAGTAAAGCTAAGATGTTAACATTCTAATTAAGGAAAAATAATAATGCAAACTCCAATGTCCCCTACCGATTTTTTAGGCAAGATCGATTCCCTTGGTGGTATTGCTAAAAATAGTAGATTTACTGTTTCAATTGTTCCACCTACGGCAATGACTTCTTCGGTTCAAGCTGAATCTATATCCTTCCTTTGTAGAACAGCTGAAATTCCTGCAGTAGCTTATAACACAACAGAAGACAGGGTTTATGGTATAGAAGTTTTAAAACCATACGGTGTTACATATGAACCGGTACGTTTAAGTTTTTATAATGTTAATAGATTTTCTCCCAGGATATTTTGGGAAGAATGGATAGCGCAGATTCAACCAGCAAGATCAAGGAATATGACATATTATGATAATATGATAGGAGACATAAAAATATATCATTATGCAGAAGATGCCTTAGAACCAACGCCAGGCTCTGAAAATTATTATTGTCATTTAAGGGAAGCTTGGCCGGTTTCTATTCAGGAATCAGAACTCGCATGGAGTGAAGATGAACCTGATAGCGCCGCTATTGAGGTTCAAATACAATATAAATATTGGACAAGCGTAGCTGGTGGTGGTTCTTCATCCACACAATCAGCTTCTCAATTTACTGAC